CTCGGTATAGGCGGGATCAGCAGCTATGGTCATCTCATAGACGCGGTCTATGCGGTCCACATGACGGAGCAGCACGTCATCATCCAGCAGCTCATAGCGGATGCTGGATTTTTCGTCACTCCAGAACGTGAACGATGAGCCGGACAGATCACCGCGGCGCACAAGTTCCAGCGCGTTGTCACCATCACAGGTGCGCGGCGCCTCAAACTCATACTTTACGCCCACCTCATCAACCGTGAGACGCAGCGTGCCCTGTCCTTTGTTGGAGCGGGCCAGCAGTATCTCGCGGTCATGAAACATGGTCATTTTGATGTCCATCTCACGCAGGCGGGCCTCATCAATGGCACCCGGTTCAATTATCTCATAGTAACGGTCATACCAGTCAGCCAAAAGGACGGAACGCACACCGAACACGATGGCGTAACCCTCAATGGTGCGGCTCTCACCGCCGTCAGCAGCCTCACGCAGATGCGGCTGGAACCTGTCATCTGCATAAGTGCGGACCTCTCTTGCTTGTCTTGTCATATTGATTGCTCTTTTATTTAATTCCCAAATGCGGTTAAAGGTTACCTACACATTAAAATCCCTGTTGAAATCCGCATTAAAATCAAAGCCCACAAACATTGTCCCATCATCCGTCTTGCTTGCTATAATGGTGATTGAGCCCTCAAAAGGGTTGCGGTTAAAGGAGTCTATCTGGTAGATCTTTCCGTCCCACCTGATGCGGCAGGCGTCCGTCAGTTCATGATGCAGACGTGTGGTGATACCTATGGTTGTAGGCAGCCATAACTCACCATGCTCCAGGATGCGGCGCCCTTTGTTGTACCTGACATCAGCACACACAGTGCGCGCCACATGATATGCGGTCACCTGGGCACCATACTGATCTCTTGTGATTACAGGTGTCAGGATCTCAATGCGATACAATAAATTACTCGCGGTTATCATGTGTGAGTCTTACATAGGGTTTAATCATAGCCTCCAGCGTATAAGGTATGGCGGCAGGCGTCACACCGGCGGCCACTGGCTCGCGGTTACGGTACAGGTTGGCGGCAAACATGAGGATGGCCACCTTGAGCGGTGCGGGGAAATACTGCACACCCGGATCACTGACCGGTTCTGTGCCTTGCGTCTCCTCATAGCCTATGGCGTTGAGCTCGGAGAGCGTGCGGCGGGTGTCAGTTATGACATAGCGCTCGGCAGCCTTGCCGTACTCAGTGATCAGTGCATCCTCATAGGATTCCTCAACTCTCATCTGCTGTTTAAGCTCTGCAAGTGTAACCACCTGCAGGGTTGTGTTGTTTTGTTCGTTGTCTGCCATAGCCGTCAGGTGTTAGGAGTTGATGTCTTGCCGGACAGTTTCTCAGAGCCCAGCGGTGCCAGGTTCACGCTCAGGAACACGTCATCACCGTCCGGTACCGGAGGTGTGTCCATCTCACGGCGCAGGTCATTGACGCTGACCAGGCCTGTCTCCATGCGGTTCTTATTCCACTCTGCCTGACTCTTACGGTCAAGAGCAAAGAGGCTGCTGATATCAAAGCAGAATTTATAATTCTGATACCTATCCAGGCCCAGCAACTTGCTGCGGAACTCATCCTCAATGTCCTCAATGATAGGCTGCAGGGCCTCGCTGTAGAAAGCAAGATTGGCAGCCTCGGCGGTGCCATAGACGGTGTTGCTGTCATCCATGAGCTTGGCAGCCGGTATATTGAAAAAGCGGGCAATCTCACGGACAGTAAACTTGCGCGAATCCAGGAACTGCATATCAGCCGATGTCATAGAGAACGGAGTGACCTTGATGTCACCCGGCAGGCCCATGATGTCCTGACCGCTCTGCAGCGTCTCCGTCAGTTCCTTTGCCTTACCCTCCAGCTGTTTGTCCTGGTACTTACCAAAACCCATGACACTGGTTATGTTGCTCAGGATAGCCTTGAAACGTCCACCGGTTGCAAAACGGCGCAGCGTCTCATCATCACCGGTGGCTGCTATACCCAGCACATTGGCGGCATAGGTAATGGTGGACACACCCTCATAACCGTTGAGATTCATATTGCGGATATGCAGAACCTCATCAGCACCGAATATGCCATCCAGTCCGTTATATGCGTCAAAGATGGCGTATTGATTGCTGTATGCGTTATAGGAGACTGTCCCGGCAGTGCACAGGATAAACTCCACAGGCTCACCGTAGATATTGAGCCGCGGATAGATATAGGCGTTGCCGTACAGCAACACCTGCACCACAACCTGTTTCCAGAATTGGAAAGCGGTGAGGCGGCTGTTAGGCCTCACTGACAGCAGATAATTAAGGCGGTTACCTGCTATTGTATCATAGTCATCCTTGAAATAACGCAACGCGGCGTTATAGCGCTTGTAGTGCATAGGCAGTACGCCTATGGCGTTGCTGATGAGATTGACGGCACGATAAACAGCGGCTATCTTGAGCGCTGTAGGAGGTGTGCCTGCATAGCTTATCTGCTTGCGGTAATCGGCAGCAGCCTTGCCGGACTCACTGCCGGACTGCTCTGCCTCACGTCTGAATATTCGGAATTTCATGCCGCTTTTTACTTACCTGCAAAAAGCGGTTAAAGGTTACCGCCTCAGAACTGACGGTCCGTGTTGTTTAACAGCCAAAGGTCCATGAGCGTCACAATGACGCCATCTATCTTTAGGTTGCGCTTGCGCTTGAGCGGTTTTTTGTTACCGGTCCGCACATCCTCATCCAGATATGCGTTGGCAAAACAGTATGGGATGATGGGATTGTCTGAGAACTCAATGGCTGCGGGTGTTCCGCGCATGGCCAGCTCCAGGCTCTCAACAGGACTGGTAAACGCGCCGTATGTCTGAGGTACAGCGCGGAGCGTGCTTTCAGGGTTGCCTCCCTCGGCGCTGATGGCCGATGCAAGGGCATTGACAATCTCCTGACTCTTGTAGGAGTCATAACCAATCTGCATTATGAACAGCTGCTCATTGGTGGCCAGTATATCATCAACAATCATGTCAATGGATATCACCGCACCGGGACAGACCTTGAGCCATCCGGCATCCACCCATGTCTTATACAGACGGCGGTTGGGATGTGTCTTGAGCGTCTGTTCCGGAATATAGAAATCTATCATGACATGCAGCTTGATCTCCTGACCTCTTGTGTAGCAGCAATAGCCCACGGCGCTGAAATCATCATATATGCTCAGATCTATGGAGGCCATAGTGGGAGCGCCCGCAAAATCGGCAGGTGTGAAATGACGCTGCAGTCGCACAATCTCTTTGCTCTCAATCCATGCCTGGACGGAGTCAGCTGTAAAGACGTTGAGCAGCTTGGCCTTAAACTCCAGCATCTTCTCTGCGTCATCCTGCGCGTCATCCCATGCGTTACTGTAGAATGACTCCAGCACAGTGATGCCGATGTGCGGGTTGACCTTATGCCACAGAGCGGAGTCACCGTACTGCTCCGGCGTGTCAAAGGCATCCGGCATAAAGAGTGATGCGAACAGGCGGTCATTATCAATCTCTCCGCGCAGTGTGGCCATTGCGTTGTTGAGCTCGGTTGTAAACGGTCCGTCCTGGATGCGGCTGGCGGTGGTGATTATCACCGTCAGAGGCTCGCGTCTGGTTCCCATGGATGACTCAAGCGCCTGGAGCAGCTCCGCACCCTCTGAGTGGTCCTTGGTATAGCGGGCCTGCGCATACTCGTCAAAGATGACAAGACTGGCGTTGAGTCCATCCTTGGTATCGGCACCGCCGCTCAGACACTCAATGATGCTGTCCTTGCCATATCGGTTGCCGTCACGCCATTTGACCGTCTCCCTGGTTACCTTGAAATAGCGGCGCTCAGGATTGAGCGGGCGCAGTGTCTTGCTTATCTCATCAAAACAGATCTTTGCCTGCTTGTAGCTGTTGGCGGCGGTGTAAGCCTGCGCGTTACTCTCCCCCATCAGCAGCTCCATCACCGCCAGAGCGGAGACACTGGTGGTCTTGCTGAACTTACGCGGCACGAATAAAATAGCACGCCTCACCAGACGCACCAACTCTTCAACACGCCCACCCACCACGCGGCGGGTATCGGTGATACGATTATCACCTGCCGATGCAGGGCCCATGTCAGACCATGTGTAAAAGCCCAGCATGGAGGCGAACTGAAAGAGCTGCAGCGGAGTCAGCCTGTAGCTCTGACGGCCATGCGGTCCGCTGAACTTTAGGGACTCATAGAGACGCACAAAGCGCCGTACCTTATCCCATCGGAATGTATAACGGCGCATGAACTCAAGGAACCGGAGCGCTGCCAGAATCTCATAGAGGTTATGCGCATCGGGCTCACGCTGGACAGAGCGGATATAATCAAAGAGGCGGACGTCAGCACCGTCAGTCAGGTTGTAATCATCCAGCCTGATGGCGGCCAGCTCCGCCGCTTTCTGCGTCTTATATTCCCTGCTCTGCCAATCCATAGATCACTTAATGTTTAAAGCCTCTCTTTTGGCACGCCATTCCTGGCGCTGCTTTTCCATTCTCCTCTGATCCGGGATGGATTCGTCATAAGACAGCCAAATCTCAAATCCACACCAAAGCCATTTGATGTAATTCCAAATCTTTCTCATCGGTTCAAATCATTGAGTAAAGCGTCCAGCGTGTCATTGCCGTCACCCTGTCCGGGAGTGCGGGCGTAGCGCTCCATGTTCATGCCCAGCGCCGCCAGATTCTTGCGGGCCATCGCATCCAGGCGGATGTATGTCTTGATGAGCGCCGATGTACTCTGACGTGCATTCCCCTCGCGTGAGGTCTCGGTTGAGACATAGCGGGCCGCGTCCTTGTGTTTCATTATCTCAAGGTAGCAGTCCTCAAGCAGCATGAGCGCCTGGCTTGTCAGCTTGAGCTGCTGGTTGTATTTCTTCTTGTAGCTGCCATCCTCATTAAGCAGGCGGCGCAGATAGGTGCGCATGGAGCGGACCGGCTTTAGAATCTCGGCACGCTCTGACGCAGGATCATAAACCTCAGGCACCAGCGGATCATTATCCTCCAACGTAGCCGGAACTACAACAGCGGTCAACGGCTGCTCATCGGCCTTGATGTCTTTCTGCTTTTTCATTTCCTGTCCTGTTGAGCCCCACCCCCATCAGAAATCTCATTCCCAGAAAATTTATCTCTGATT